GAATCAGGCACAAAATTAAGAAAGCAAGAAATAGGTAAGCCACGGGTAGTTCCTCCATTACTCAGTATTGGTGTACTGAACATAAACCAGCTTTTACTAGCGTAGTCATACAGGCGCTGTGCTAGGTCAAAGTCAGTAACGCCCTGGTAGGTAGCACTGTACACAGAAGCGCGTGCGAAGGCTTCCTGTGCGTGTGTTTCGTCCTTCCAGAAGTACCTATCTCTTAGCGTATTCAGAGAGAAGTCGTTTAGATCTGCTTCTCTATCGTAGTCTATAGTAATCCCAAGATAGTCCTGGGTTCCTGTCTTATACTGCATCTGGGTTGTCCAACAAAAACTTAATCAATCGTTCTTCGTACCAACGTGCTTTACGTAGGTCTTCAAACGGCTTCTTCTTATACCTGAATCTCCACATATATTTTAACGCATTTCCACGCAAATAGCCAATATATTCGTCTCTGGATAGCATGGCCTCTATAGCCTCAATGCACTCTATACTGCCATTGTTGTAGTGTGGTGGGTTATCCACCATATTGGTGTCACCAAATACTGGATGCTCATTCGGTACGTTTTCTTCATCTAACCACTGCACTTGAAACTTATGATCTCTGCCTATTTCTTTAGCTCTAAGAGCGTCCCATTGCTCTGGGGTTACGTCATCAATACTCGTTTTCTGTTTCTTCTCTTGTGTCATCTTGTAGTTCTTCCTCAAACATTTCTAGTCGGTTAATTAGCTTGTCTTCAAACCTGTCAAGTATTTCTTCACTGGTCAATTCCAAGTAGTCTACTAAATCATCAGGGTCATATCTTTTCAGTATCATTTCCCTAATTTCATCCATTGTTAAGTTATTTTGAGTTAACATAGTCCATCAACTTATCGAAGTCATTTAACGTGTAATGCTTAAAACCCTCTTTGTCACACCACTGCCCCATTGTCATCTTAGCTCCCTTGCGTAGTTTCTTGTTGGGGTCTGACAGTACAAAGATTAGCTCTCTGTAAGGTTCTATGCAGTCCCTGATGGCTTTATACTTCATTGTGTCACCTGTCCTGAAGAAGCCCTTTAGTTCCAATAGTGTCCCTGTGCGTGTATGTACGAAGTCTGGCTTGTACTTCCTATGCATAACGTAGGGGACATCGAATGGTTCATACTTAAACTTACGTTTAGGCGCTATGGCTGCGAATGAAGCCTCTAGCCCTGACCTGTAGATGCTATCTTTACGTAATCTTGATCTCTTGGACTTTAGGCTCATTTACGACCTCTGTTAAGTATCTTGGCCCGTAAGAGTACGCAAAAGCGCGTAACTGGGGATAACACGAAAGTTTGAAATGACAGTAAGAGCAACCTGTATCTAGTTTCTGGTTCCCACTCTTTCCATCTGGCACAGGCGCGTAGCAATGCTCTGGCGCGTCCGGTGCCTCTACGAGCTTTTTTACGTGTCTGATCCTCTCTACTATGTCTTCCTTTAGAACCTCGTACACAGGCGCTTGTGTGTCTTTTAGGTCATACTTTAGGTACGTCAAGTGTCCGTTCTGCTTGTCCATTGCAAGCCATCCAAACTCTGTCTCACCTTCTGAATGAGCATAAGCCTTGATCTGATCTATATAACCAAAAGGATCATCAAAAGCCAGCGTTGCGTCCTTAAACTTCTTAAACCCGTAGCTGCTTGTTGACTTGACATCGGTCACCACTCCATCTATGCGACAGTCCATGTGGCCCACAATGCCCTCTACTTCGCACACTTTCTGTTCGTCCGTAACCTTATGTCCAGACAGGCGAGTTAGGAACAAAAGCATTTCCTCAATCAAATGTCCGTACATAAACTTAACTAAAGTATGCGGCTGCATCGGCTCTTTAGGGCCAGCATTGTTGTAATGGTTCCACAGGTATCTATCGTCCTTACCTATGTTTGACAGGCGCAGCTTCCTACCGTCGAAAGGCCCACGGTTGATAAACTCTTTGCGCATTAAATCCTTGACAGCTTCACCAAACCTGTCGATCTCAGCTTCAGGGTCTACAGACTTGTCGATGTTTTTGGTTTTCATCAACTTATAGATGTCATCTACTACTGTGTTTATTGTTTTATCCATTAGTGTGTTTCCGACCAGTTATTACCGACATTGTATTCCCCTGTTAGTGGGCATCTTAGGTTATAGTGTAGACCAGCCGCTTCTATGCAAGACACTGCTAGTCGCCCGTACTTATCTTCCTGACCCTTTGCTACCTCTGCCTGTACTTCATCATGGATGTTGCCTACAAAGTTATAATCTAGCTTGTACCCCTGTGCATATTCATCTAGGATAACAAGAGCTTTTTTCATAACTATGGCACCAGCACCTTGCAGTAGCGTGTTGAGTGCTGAGTGTGCGCTACGAACCTGGAGCTTTCTACCGTCTAGTCCTTTGAGGTATCCTGCTCCAGCTTTTGCTGCAACTCTCTCTGTAAGATCTCTAAGTGCTGGGAGACCATTAAGGAATCTTGCTCTAAGCGCAGAGCCAGTACGCGCATTTCCCCCGACAATCGTGCCAAGTTTTGCATCTCCTGCACCGTATAAGAAGGCATATATGAAAGTTTTAGCCTGATCTCGCGATTCAAGTCCTGCAAGGTGTTGATTTGCTGTGTGAATGTCGCCGTGGAGAATTTCATTGGTGTACTCCTTGTCTCCCATATAGTGGGCTAGCATACGTAGTTCCAGTCCACTGGCATCAAAGCCGACCAGGGAATACCCTTCCGGCACAGTCCAGCATGATCTACACTCCTTACCGTATGGAGCGCGTACAGCGGGAACCTGGGCAAGATTAGGCTCTGAGTGCGTCATACGGCCTGTTACAGCGCCGTTGGTGTTTACTCTGCCGTGTACCCTACCGTCATCATCCGCAGCCTCTATCCAGCTTTGTATCTGTGCTACACGTTTCTGCACCATCAGGTACTCTGCTATCAGTTGCGCTTCCGGTATGTCAGTGATCTTAGACAGTACAGCTTCATCTACGATGGCGTGTCCCTTCTCTGTAAACTTTGTGGGCTTCCATCCAAAATGCTGTAAGTATCTGCCAATCTGCTGCCGTGAACCTAAGTTAAACTCAGGATAGTCTACGCGACTAAACGGGCCACAAACGTCACTCCACTGCTCGCCTAGAAACTTTAGACCGACCGCAGAGAGTGTATGATCTTTCTTACACCGTGGCGTAACTTCCTTGATAAATGTAGGGAGAGGACGAAAGGTGTCCTGTACTTTGTCTTCCAACTCATATTTTTTTTCCTTTAGCAGAGCTAATAATTGGTGTGCATATTTTAGATCCAGTAGCCAGCCTAGCCTGACCTGTCTAGCGGTTATCCGCTGCACTTCATGTTCCAGTTCTATTGATGATGCGTCAAAACCATCCAGTTCTTTTAGTAGGTGCTGGTACAGTTTTTCAGTTACTTCAACATCGCGTACACAGTACTTTTCCATGTCAGGTGTTAGGCGTGTCCAGTCGGTATGGTCGCCTTTAGAGAACCCAAGACGCTCGCCCCATGCACGTAGGCTGTGTCCATCTTCACGATTGGGGTTGCTCAGGCGTGACATTACCAGGGTATCCTGCACGCGCTCGCGGTCTACCTTGATGCCCCACAGACGCTCCAGCACAGGTAGGTCGAACCCATACAGATTCTGCCCCACCACTGGGAACGTGCCTTCCAGCGTAGCAGCCAGAGACTCAGCGTCGTAATGCTTACGCACCTCACCGTCCTGCTTTGTTACTGCAATCCAGATGACACTGGGGTTTAGACCGTCAGTCTCAATGTCTAGGTACAGTGGGTTACTAGAAGTCATCGTCTATATCCTTGGGTGCTGCGACCTCAGTCATCCTGCCTGTTACTCTGTCATACTTTAGGTAACAGGCTGCTCCTGTCAAACCAGCGTAGCGATTCTTTAAGATGCGTACTGTGGTTGTGTTACGCTTGTCTTCGTCTTCGTCCTGCTGGTTGCGCTCCAAGCCAATCACCATGTCGGATAGCTGCGCTATCGCCTGTGAGCCTCGCAACTCACTAAGACTGATCTTGCCTCCGTCCTCATGTGGCTTGCCTGTGGTGCGCTTTAGGTGCGACACCAGGAACAGTCCTATGCCTAGCTCCTGCACCAGTGTGCGTAGGTTAGTCATAATGGCGTCGATAGCCTTACGCTCGTCACCGTTCTCCTGTGCTGATACTACAATGGACAGGTGATCCAGTATGATCCACTTGCAGTCCAATGCCTTAGCCATGTGGCGTATGCGAGACAATAGTTTGTCCTCACTAGTACTGCCCCAATGGTCGAACAGGTAGAACCGTCCAGTGCCTAGTGTCTGCTCCCAGAATGGAAACGCAGCGTCGGAGTCTAAGTCTTCCTCTAGGTGCAATGGGCAATCAGCGGCTACTGACATGATACCCAGAGCAGTCCTCGCTACGTCTTCTTCCAGCGCAAGTATGCCAATGTTGTCCTCTGTGGCGTTGAGTAGATAGTACTCTAGCTCTCTGACAATCTGTGACTTACCCATGCCTGAGCCACTGGTGATGGTCACTAGCTCGTATGGTCGAAAGCCCTTGGTCATATCGTTTAGCCCCTGCCAGGGGTAGGGTATGGACTTGACCTTCATCTTGCCTGTGATGGCGTCCCACGTTTCTTTTCCGCAGACGATCCCGTCAGGCTGATAAGACTTGGCGTCCCACCATGCAGACACAAAATCCCGCACCTTATTGGCTACTAGCATCTCGCTAGCGTCCTTCATAGGCAGCTTACAGATTTTTAGTTTGCTTGGGCTAAATATGTCCTTGACTTCATCAATGGCAGTCTGTCCTGCCTTGTCGTTATCAAAGCAGAGTACAACTTGGTCGTACCCCTCTAGCCATTCTAGTTGCTCTTTTATCTCCTTTGCTGCTGCTGATGCGCCAGAGCGTAGCGACACAACATCCCACTTATTATCGAACATCTCAGACACGCTCAGCGCGTCCAATTCGCCCTCAGTTATTGTTATGAATTTACCCTTGCCACGGCACGTATTCTGCCCAAACAACCCTACGCCTTGCAGTGTGCCTGTTGCGTAGAAGTCTTTGTTCTGCACCACGCGCACCTTGCTGCCTTTCACCTCGTTGGTGTCGGTTGCGTAGTACGGGTAGTGATGTCTGCTAATTTTTCCTGCTCTGTCAAACTCCACAGTAACACCAAACTTGGCGCACGTAGCCTGAGATATTCGACGCTCAGGTATAGCGGCAGTGGCACCAGTAAACTCTAGCGGTCTCTTTTCTGCAATGCTCACAACTTCACCATTAGCGCTTTCACGGTGGTTACACCCAGCAGAGAAGCAATAGGCCGACCCGTCACTATAACGGGCCAGCGCATCGCTACTGCCACACACTGGGCAGGGTTCGTGCTTTATAAACTTAGAGGTCTGCATCTATTCCAGACGCATCTTCCGCAAGTTCTAGCACTCGCACAGCGTTAAGATAGGTTGGCGTACCGTGTACTGGGTGCGCTGGGCCTGTCTTGTAGCTGATGCGTACCTTAGAGCCACGAGGGATGTCACCAGTAAAAGGATTATCATTGGCATCAATGATCTTTACTGGAAACTTACTGGCAAACTTTCGCTGTGCCATGTTCTCGTACTCTTTGATCTTGACACCTTGGGCAGACAACATCTCTGCTGTTGCGTCATCCAGAGTACCCGTTAAGGTAAACCGTCCAGTATCTTGACCCTGATACGTCTCAGTCTCACGCAAGTTACTAAACGCTACCTTCATCTCTGCTACAGCCATCTATAGACTCCTGTGGTTATTGTAGTTACTAAATATGAAACTTTAAGAATATACATTATGTTCATTCCCTCGCTTCATAGGTATATTATACCAGATTTTCAAATCAGCGCAACACCTCCTAGTAAAATAATTCCAATTCAAGATCATCAAGCTGCACTTCGTCTAAGTACAGCGACTCGTACTCCTGAGCAATTATCGCTCTGTTAGAGATAGTGTAACAGGTGTTGCATAGGTCGATATGCTCCCCTGTCTTATGGTCTTTTCTCGACAACTCAATGTCGCTCAATGGGCCGCTATTGCACGCTTTGCATCTCATTAGTGGATCTCCCTATTAAAAAAGTCTTTGTGCATCTCTGCTATTTCTTCGTCGCTTTTTTTGAGTAGTGTTAACGCGAGCCAACTTGTGGCAGCGTTGCATACCTCTGATACAGTCATGGTGTTAATACGATACTCTATCAACTCGTTTTCCTGTATGTCTCGCACTGTCAAGTCTTCGGGTTCTCTGCTGTCCGTAACGTCTATATTGTGGGATAGTTTGTCGCTCATGCTGCTAATAACTCCATAGTTGGTTGTCGATGTTCAGGCCACACCATTTCAATGACCTGTGGCTTGTACTGGAAATAGTATACACGATAGCCGTCCAGACTGCTAGCGCGTTTACATTCGTCAGGCATACACTGTGGTGGATCTGTCCACTCTATGTCAGCAATGCCCATAGGTGGCTCAGAGAGTGCCTGTGCGCATTTTTTCCAGGTTAGGTGTACTTTCCCATACCTTAGCGTGTATTCATCCGACAGCGCCTCAAAATGTCTATATAGCCATCTGTATTGTTTGGCACCACTACGCGCCCAGATAGTGCTGGGATGATTCCTGTGCGCTACTTTGTACGGTACGTCATGGTTGCCTAACTCATGGTGCGCAGTGCACAGCATTTGTGCTGACTCCAATATCATTTTAACAACGTGTTTGTTGCACTGCATTTGTGCTGCCCTCACTGGGCATTCGTCAATGTAAAAGATGTTCATAGTTACCCCTTGTGATAGTGTCCTGCTTTAGTCTCTGCCTGTCGCATGAATACGTTAGGAGTGTGCATCAATTCCCATGCGAAACTTTCGTCATCTATAGCACTTTCTATCAGGTGTTCTTCTAGTAGCCTGTGCAATGCGTCGTCGCTGAGATTGTCCACGATATAATACACGGCGTCAGCTAGGTTCTCTAGGTATTGTTCTCTATACTCACAACTCATATTGTCACCACTTCTAATTCTGTTTCAATCCAAACCTTAGCGCCACACGGTAGGGGATTATGAGGCGAGTATATAACCTTTGCAATAGTTTTGCCATCCTCGTCCACTATAGCCGCATGATTAGCTTTACGGTTTTGTCTGTAGTCTTTTACTGTCAACACAGGCCAATCGCCGCCTTTGGCGTTTGCTTTTATACTGTGTTGGTTAACGTGTATGCGTGTTTTCATAGTTTACCCCAGTAAATACGTTTCAATTAAAAATGATACACCGACCAGGCCAAGTATTACAACATAGGCAGTGCAAAAGTTTTTTATAGCGTCCCATATCATATCAAAATCCCCAGAGTGTTAACGTGTGTTCCCAGTCTAACGCCAGTAGCAGGAATAGTCCAGCAGCGAGCGCGTAGTGATACCAGTGTATTGTTTCGTTGTCCATTATGCTACTTCTAGTAATGTTATAACCTTAGCCATTGTTTTCCCATGTGCAGGGTATGCTACCACAGGCACATCTTTAGACCAGCAGGCGCGACAAGTGCCACATTTACCAGCGCGTTGGTATGCTTCGCACACTGTCATGCTGTCCGTAGCATGGTCTGGTGTAGGTATAATGGTGCTGGTAGTCTCGCCAGCAATAATGCCGCCCTGCACGCTGTCGGACGATAGGCGCACGACTACATTAGGCAGTGACTCCATGTCAGCAATCACGCTAGCAAACTTGTCGAATTTGTGCATACGTGTGGGCAGCCAATGTTTCACCCAGGGCGTGCGCTGCATAACTTCTAGGATCTTGTGCGCTAGCGGCAGCACTGCCATATCGCCAGAGTCAAACCAGCGAAAGTATCTGTCATTGTCCAACTCCGCCACCATGTCATCCACCCAGTCGTCACGCCGCCAGTCTGCCCAGTTGTGCAGTCTGGGTGCTTTGACATTAGGAAACCTGTAGTTGCCTGTGGTCGCATAGCAGCCTTTGCACGCATCGACTAGTGAGCCATCAGCATTTTTGCTGCCTGGGCAAGTGTCTAGTGCCTGTAATGACCATGAGCGACACGGCATTTTAGATGCTTTAGATAGTTTGACCATTGTTCTGTTCCTGTCTGTAAATATACGTGCTGAATGTTACCAGTGCTGACTACTGTTGACAATAGTCAGCCATAGAACACTACGCCGCTACTGTTTCGTCTATTGGTGCTACTGGTATGCCGTATTCCTCAACCGCATCATTAAAGATCCATATTAGACTCGGACTAGTAGAAAACCATTCCTTCATTTGTTCCAGCGTTTCCGGCATATCGTGTTCCGTGTTAACGTCAATGCCCATATATGCTTCAATAGCGCGTGACATTTTGTTGTACTCGCTACCTATATATAGACGCTCTGCCCAGTTGTCCAAACGTGTGTTGGCTATCTTCTCGCCTATCTCATTACGAATGTCTAGTAATGTAGTGAATGTGCTCATGTGTTTACCTATGTAGTTAATTAAATTGTGGAGCCATGATAGCGTGTGCAGCATTGGTGTCAATAACTTTTTGATCTAAGCATATAACTATATGATAGTTGCAATGGTTTGTATTGTGTGCTGGGGATGACTATGGGGTACTATACTGCCCCTCACTTGTCAACCCTTGTATTCTCTTGTTGACTATGGTAAACGCTAGCGCCTAACACGCCACGGCCCCATTGTCAACCCTTGTGTTCTCTTGTTGACTATGGTAGGCCAGAGAATCCCTAGCATGGTTTGCTATTGTTTGCAAGTGTTGACATGAGGGCGTGGGTGTGCTAATGGGGACGGGGAGGGGTATTGTATACTTTAATAATTTATAGTACCTGGTCACACACAAAATAAGCCAAAATTAGGTCAAATTGACCAAAAATACTCTCCAGTAACCTCTTGTATTCAAAAGAAAACTAAAATTTACAGAAAACACGCTAAAAGGAGACTGTTATAACTAAATAATCTAAAATAATCCTTGACTTTTACACAAAAATATGATATAATCAAGAAGTATTCTTAGGTACTAAGGTAAATACTGTATGGATCAACCTAAACGTAAAAGAGGTAGACCAAAAAAGACCGATGTAGTCTCTAAAACCGCTGGAAACAGGGGTAAAGTTGGGAGACCAAAGGGTGACGCTAGCATTATTAACGAATATAAGGCTAGAATGCTTGCCTCACCTAAATCTAACAAGGTTCTGGAAAGTATTTTTAATGCTGCTCTTAACGATGACCATAAAAATCAAGCGGCAGCATGGAAACTTGTCATGGATAGGATGCTACCTTTAAGTTATTTTGAAAAGGACTCTACTGGTGGTAGGCAGAGTGTGTCAATTACTATCTCAGGTGTTGGACAAGTTGCCACAAGTGTCTCTGACCCAAGTGAAAACAATACAATCGAAGGAGAGTACACAGAAAGTGATATATAAATACTTCAAGTTGGAAGATTTCAAGTGTCAAGAGACTGGTCAGAATGAGATAGATCCAGAGTTTGTTATGAAGCTGGATGAACTAAGGGAAGCCTGTGGTTTTCCTTTTGTAATCACAAGTGGGTATAGATCTCCTAAGCATTCCATAGAAGCTAAGAAGGCTAAGCCAGGAACTCATGCTCAAGGCATAGCTGCGGATATTAAGGTGTCCAGCGGTCAACAGCGCCATAAGATTATTAAGGCTGCTATGATTATGGGTTTTAACGGAATAGGTGTCGCTAAAGATTTTATTCATGTGGACACTAGGAAGTCTAGTCCTGTTGTGTGGTCATACTAAGTGACTGATCTTAATATAGAGTTGCTCCCTTGGCAACAAGAAGTCTGGGGAGACGACACAAGATTTAAGATCGTAGCCGCTGGTAGACGGACAGGTAAGTCCAGACTCGCGGCGTGGTTGTTGATTGTCAGGGCGTTAGAGTCCGACAAGGGCCATGTTTTCTACGTTGCACCTACACAGGGGCAAGCTAGAGACATCATGTGGCAGACACTGCTTGAACTGGGTAATCCAGTGATTGTGTCCAGTCACATCAACAATCTACAGATAAAGCTAATCAACGGTGCCACTATATCGTTGAAAGGCGCAGACAGACCAGAGACTATGCGTGGTGTGTCTTTGAAGTTTCTGGTCATGGACGAATACGCAGACATGAAGCCTGAAGTATTTGAGCAGATTCTTAGGCCAGCTTTGGCTGACCAAAAAGGTGATGCGTTGTTCATTGGTACGCCAATGGGCCGTAATCACTTCTATGAGTTGTATAA